GGAGAGCCGGGGCGCTGCCCGGTTGTGCCCTTGGAAACTGTGACTGATCCCGTAGATGTGAAGGCCGAGTCTGCTGTGGCTGTAAGGACAGTGGCGTTAAGTGTTGTGAACGCACCCGTAGAAGCCGAGGCCGCGCCCACGGGTGTGCCGTCAATTGCACCACCGTTGATGTCCACAAAGTCAAACATCTGGATGACGTTGGTGCCGTCCACATACAAGTGCGCTTTGCGTCCGTTAGAGATAGTGATACCCGTCCCGCCCGAGGTCTTGACCGTAATGCTCTGAGCGCCGCTGGTGTTGTTCTGGACGATGTACTGCTTCTCGATGGTGGGCACTATCAATTCACGGGTGGCCGTCAGACTGCCCGTAGACGTAGCGTTGAGGACCAAGGCCCGCGCTGTCTGTAGCGCAACGGTGTTGGTCAGGCTGATAGTCAGGTTGGCGTCTGTTGTAAAGATTGGATTGCCTAATCCGACAAGGGCCTGCTCGATGGCTGTGCCAATGTTGTCGTTGGTCGTGCTGCCCCAAGTGCCTGCCTGATCTCCGGTGCCAATCAGCTCAAATTTAAGGTCTGAATACGTACTTGCCATGTTATTTCCTTACGTTAGAACATCTTGCCAGTTTGGAGTCTGCGCATCATTTACGTCTATCCAACCCGTTCCTTGCGTATTGGTTATATTTTGCCAGTTTGGAACCTGGGTGTCATCTATTAATTTCCAGTAAACAGCAATAACGTCTCCCTCAGCCCCTGAGGCGAAGGTCCCTGTTATTCCTACCAAACGAGGCGCAACTGTCGGCGTTCCCAACGCTCCTTGCCCCTGCACTCCTGTCAATGCAATCGTAACCGCCAGCCCAACAAAACCAACCTCAGCATTAGTCGTCTGCGAATTTAGCGGAACAATAACTTGCGAAGACGTGCCCTGTGCCTCGACTCCCAACAGAAAAAGCGTAATCGCAATGTCTGTACTTTGTACTGCCCCCGTAGCCGGATTGCCGGAAACGGTGATGTCCCGATCTACCCCAAACGATTCAATCTGTCCTTGGGCAGTTACACCAATCATGGCCAACAAAGTGTTGCCACGAGATACCGTGCCCGCCTCCCCCGCTAAGCTCACTCCTGTAACTGCCAGTTCCTTGCCGTGGTCAACGGCGCCCGGACTCCCCACCGCATTTACGCCCGCTAGGGCCACAGTAAGGTTGCTGCCTACAGTGCCAACAAAGCCCGAAGCTGTTACGCTGTCTTCTGTGGGGCTGTTAGTTTCAACAACATCCCCAACATCTCCACCTGCTGCAACACCGGATAAGGCAACCGTAACTTGGGGCGCAGTTGTCCCAACGGAGCCAGCAGCCGGTACACCTACCGCTTCAAGTGTGCCACCCCATCCGTTGTCTCCCCAAGCGTCATCACCCCAGCCGAGAGACATGAACTACCTCTTAGGTGGTTGCTAAGCGCAGCAGAGCAGTTGTTGTCGTATTAGCAGGCATTGTCAAGGTGAAAGTACCCGCAGTGATCGTCTGACTACCGAAAGTGTGAACGCTAACCGCCTTGTTACTTTGCGTAGAGTTATAAATCAGCACCGCATCAAAAGCCGTAGACAAAGTTACTGTTGTGTAAACAATGGATGCCGAAGGCGTAAAAAACGCCACCCCCGCAGTTGCCGAAGAGTTTGTTGCCGTAGGAGGGGTTGCAGCCGTTACCGTTACGCCCCCTGCGGAGTAACCCGTACCAGACACCTCATTTGAAGCAGAGTACGCCGTGGTAGATGCGTTAACTGTGGCGGATGTCAAATACAAAGCCGCTTTAAACGTGTCGGTTGCGCTTGTTCCGCGGGTCGGTGCCGTTCCAAAGTTATGGGTTGCGGTCATCAGCTCGCCCATGAACGAGGTACACATTGATTGGGTGTTAGCGATAATAGTTCCTTTCGTGGGCTTTGCCCAGCTTACGTTTACACTCTATGCCCGCGATTTTCACCGCGAATAAAACTAATGTGCCCTTGTGAAACACCTCCTTTAAGCAAAAGAAGCTGTTTCGCCGCCACCAAAGACGGCTGTTTTTTTCAAGGTCACATGCGCAGAACGGTGGACAAGCTCTCCGTCTAGCCAATACTCAACCCATGTGGTTATTTCGTTGTCATTATCTACGGTCCCCTCCAGCTTTTCAAGCAGAGAGTCGTCCATGTCGCCTTTGGTTGTGGTTACAAGCATGTTGGTCCTTATGAGATGCGGATAAGTGCATTTTCTGCGTTGTTTGGTGGAAATTGTATTTGAAACTGCTGATTTACGGTTGTCTGATCCAAGCCAAAATTTAACACCCCAACTGATTTATTAGCCTTGGAAAAGTTGTAAAGCAACGCGCCCCGGGTTGTAAATGACGAGCCGTTCCAGGTAGGGTTGCTAAAAGACACATATGCAATGGTGCCCGTCAAGGTGACCGTGGCCCCCGTGAGCACTTCGCCCCCGGCTGTATAGGCCGTTCCCGTTATCTCATCAGAGGTTGTATACACCGTGGTGGCGGCATCTAGCTGCGCAGAAGAGGTGTACAGCGCAATTTTTATGGTGTCTACGCTAAAGTCATGCACGCCCAAAAGCAACTGCTGCTTAAAACTACTAGTTAATCCAGCGGTAATCATGTGTTACCTCACAGGCAATCGAACTTGGCCATCTTGATAAGCATCCCCTCGTTGCTTACCGTCACCCAGATTTTTCAGTAAACCCAGGGCTTCTTTGTACTTTGCATCATACAACGCCATCATGTCGGTCTCGCCTTTCATGTAGGTGTATGCCTCAACCAGAGCGCCGTACAAAAGGACACTGTCAAAATTGTCACCAAGCCAAGAAGTGCCTGCGGTAACAATTGATTCTGGGTAGTAGTAATAATGAAGCTCCGCCTTATACGTTGCGTCCGGCGTTGGACCAACAATAAAGGTAAGCTCAGTAGGCGCGCTCGTGCTCGGCCCAAAAATAGCGTAGTGCTTGGGCAACGCCCGATAAGAGGGGTTGGGATAAACCTCTCGAATGTAGTTGACATCGCGGTTGAGCAGGTATAAATAACTGCCCTGGAAGCTTACCGTGCCAGATACCGTGCCTACATTAGCAAGACTAAGCGTAACCGTAGTTCCTACAATGCTGACTACCGTGGCCAATGGAGCAATACCAGACCCGGTTACATACATGCCCACAACAATTTGAGAAGCGCTTGATACAACAATCGTCAGTAGCCCTGTGGTTCCTGTTGCGGTTGGCGTAGGCTGAGAATAAATAGCCAGCGAGTAGGTAGACAAAAAATCGTTGGGCGTAGTCAGGTATTGATTGCCTGCTGTCAGCGTCCCCGTTACGTTTTTGCGCAAGTTAGCAAGTTGAACAGTGTTATTAATCCGCTGTTCCGCTTGATCTACAAAGACGGGTATTTCCGCAACAAAATCCGTGTCGGTGTTGTTGGTGTATGCCTGAATAGCAGCGGTTAGTTCAGCATAGTTCATGTGATGCTCGTTGTAATTGTTCCAAGCATAGCCCCGGCAGCCAACGGTCTTGCGAGGGCCATGGGCTGCATACCAACACTGGCAAAAGCCGTGTCCCCGGTGTCCCCAACGTAAACATTGACCCCTAGTCTTGCCTCTGGGCGGGGCTCCAATAAAGCTTGCGGCTCGTTTAGGCTGCGTTTAGGCTCGAGCTGTGGGTGCTTTGGCTCATAGCACTCATCACAGACCTTAAACCCAGTCCACTCTTTTTTAAGCGCATTAAGCTTAAACTGCTGACCACACTGATCGCACAGAGCAAGACCAAATCTGCCAGACGCATAACCGCCCATCAGTAATTCTCCGTGTAGGTAGGCACTGCAAAATACCCAGAGCGTTCTGTGTCTTCTGCGGCGGCTCTTGCAAATTCTTCTTCATAAAATTGCTTGAGCATTGCAATACGATCCGGGGCCTTCTTAACAGACAAGTAGTAAGACAGCCCCGCGGTTAGACAAGGCAAAAAGCGGAAAGAAATATCCGCTGTGTTTGTAATTGCACCGGTTTCTTCTATGCGGCGAATACCGTAATACCTAAAAATATAGGTCTGGGTGGCATCTGGGGCAGGGTACAAAAACAATTTAGCAGGAACCGTCCGCTGCACAAAAAACTGCGCAGGACGAGACTGGGTTAGCTTGTTTGGTATATGCAGATATTCGGCACTACCAATACGGTCAATCGTAATGTCCTGCTGGTCAGAGGCCCCAGAGTTAGTGCGTATCACCGCAGACAAAACATCTACTGTGTCCGCAGGCAAGGAATATTCCAACACAGCGGCTGTTAAAACTACTTCTCGCTGCTCAATCGTATACAAGTTCAGGCCACGATTAGCCCACTCGGCAAACATCAAATTTAATGACCGTCTTGCCGATTGAACGTCATACCCATCCCGAACCTGCATGCCGCAGCGTTCATACGCTTCGATGATAATTTCATCAAAGTCCGGGTTGTAGGAAGAGACGCCAGAGGTAGTCATGCTTTAATAGATAGTTGCTTTTTGAGCACGGGCGGCACCTACACCGCGCACTGAGACCGTCTCTCCCGCCACCGTTTTCTTGACGGGCTGGCTCATGGTTTTGCCTTGTGGGCCTGCCATATCAGCAGCCCCGCCAGAAGCCATCATTTTAGATTTCATCATGCC